CTCCGAAGTACGCTTCGAGGGAGACGCATCTGCGGGATGGTCGTGGCTCGGTTACAAGAAGCGAGAGGTAGCTCCCGACGCTATCGAGGAAGCCGGTAAGTTACGTGACCTTATACACAAAGGTAAACTCTCTAAGCGTAGTTTACCACCCTGTGTTTGTTTCAAACGCACCCAGTTAGCGCAAGTCATCAAGCCCAAAGTGCGCACTGTCTGGGGTTACCCATTTGAGATCACTCTCTTAGAGGGTAGGTACGCGCAACCACTTATTGATGCGTACTCCCAGATGTCCTCACCAATGTTCATTGGCCGAAGTATGCTCAAGGAGCTTCCGATGTTCATTGACGGACTGTTTCACTACGGCGACGTTTGTGGACTAGACTGGTCTGGATTCGATGGAGTCCATGGGCGGATAATCGTTCATGAAGCCTTCTCCATTCTGCGGTCGAATATGTGGCTGTCAGAGGATGAAGCCAAAGAGTTAGACTTTATAGAAGACTACTTCGTCAACACCCCGATAGTAATGCCGGATGGTGGAGTGTTTCTGAAGCACATTGGCATACCGTCAGGTTCATTCTTCACTCAACTCGTGGGCTCGGTGATTAATTTCATCGCGATTATGACTTTAATGTTAGTCGAGTGGAACGGTGTTTGGACACGTATCCGCGTCCTTTCGGACGACTCCGTTTTCACAGTCCCACCCCTAAGTACTGGTGGAAACATCATGAACTTAGATGCCTGGAGTGCAACTGCGAAGAAGCGCTTCGGATTGATGCTGAATACCAAGAAAACATTCCTAGCGAATCGGCCTGAGGAAATTGAATTCTTGGGGCATGCGAGTACAGCGGGCTCAGTTCTCAGAGATGAAACTAAGCTTTTGCGTTTAGCCCTGTACCCTGAGTATCATGTGAAGGATGCCTCCACGTCCCTTTCACGCGTCCGTGGGATCCTTATGGATTCGGGATTTAAGTCATGGAAATTGTATGACCTCTATGACTATATGGAGGAAAAGTATGGACCAATTGCTGGACGATCGAAGGATAAGTACTACAGATACGTCATCCAACGTGATGTGCCTTCGGGTCGTGTTCGCATGACCAAGCTTTGGTCGATAGCTTGATGCTGGGTGACCAGTGAGCGGTG